TAGAAACATTATCTTCGTTACAACAAGAACAAAACGATTTAGTATACCAATTAGGACAAGTTGAATACCAACTTGGATTTTTTGATAGACAAAAAACACTAGTAAAAACCGAATTAGAGGCTTTTGAAAAAAGACAACAAGAACAAGCACAAAAACTAGAAGAAAAATACGGCCAAGGTACCGTAAATCTAGAAAGTGGTGAATTTGTTAAAGCTTAATTGCATTTTTAAAAGCTTTTGCAGTATTTATAAACAAAATTAATTCATAAAACATGGCAGAAGTATTAATATCCCCTGGCGTATTAGCAAGAGAAAACGATCAAACTTTTCTACAAGGACAACCTATACAAGCAGGAGCAGCTATAGTAGGACCTACAGTTAAAGGTCCTGTTGGCATTCCTACATTAGTTACTACTTATTCAGAATATCAAAATAAGTTTGGAACTGTAGTAGAAAGTGGTAGTGCAGAATACACATATTTAACATCAATCTCAGCATATAACTATTTTCAACAAGGTGGAGATTCATTATTAGTAACAAGAGTAGTTAGTGGTTCTTACACAAGTGCTACTAGTACAACTGTTGATAATGGAGATGATGCAAATGCTTTTACTTTAAGGACTTTATCTGAAGGAATTATTATGAATAATAGTGGTTCTGATGGTACTAATAACACCTTATCAGGTGGTACTAGAGATAATGTTAGATGGGAAGTAGTACAACCTAATACTTCTACAGGTACATTTAGTTTATTAATTAGAAGAGGTAATGATACTTCTAAAGATAAAACTATTTTAGAAACTTGGGCTAATGTGTCATTAGATCCAAATTCTAACGACTATATTGAAAAAGTAATAGGAAATTCTAAACAAACCGTTACGGTAGATGGAACTGAATATTATGTTAAAAATGAAGGAACTTTTCTTAATAGAAGTAATTACGTATATGTAGATTCAGTAGCTACACCAACATTAAATTATTTTGATAATAACGGAACAGCTAAAACAGCATTTACATCATCAATTCCCGTAGCATGCTCGGGAGCATTTGATAGTGCAACAGGAACTCCATTTTCTAACGTAAATAGCCCAGCTTTATTTTATGAAACTCTTTCAGATACTAATACTCAAGGATTTGATTCTGCGGCATTAGGATCATCAGATAATGGTTCATATGCTGTAGCATTTAATTTATTAGCTAATCAAGATGATTACCAATACAATTTAATATCATCACCAGGATTAATTAAAGGAAATGCAACTGCAACTAGTGAATTAACTACGATGGTTGATAATGCCCAAACTAGAGGAGATAATTTAGCTATAGTAGATTTAGTAAACTGGAATTCTGGAATTTCAACAGTAACAGCAGGAGCAGCAGCAATTGATTCTTCATATGCAGCTACCTACTGGCCATGGGTTCAAACAATTGATCCAGATTTAAATAAAACAGTATGGGTCCCAGCTTCAACAATGATTCCAGGAGTATATGCTTTCAATGATAGAGCAGGAGAGCCTTGGTTTGCACCAGCAGGTTTAAACAGAGGAGGAATGGATACTGTAGTTAGAGCTGAAAGAAAATTAACAAATGGTAATAGAAATACTCTATACACCAATAATGTAAATCCAATTGCTACATTCCCTAACAATGGAGTAGTAGTATTTGGGCAGAAAACATTACAGAAAAAAGCAAGTGCTTTAGATAGAGTAAATGTTAGAAGGCTATTAATTGAACTTAAAAATTTCATTTCACAAATTGCAGATAATTTAGTATTTGAACAAAATACAGCTGCTACAAGAAATAATTTCTTAACACAAGTTAATCCTTACTTATCAAGTGTACAACAAAGACAAGGTTTATTTGCCTTTAAAGTAGTAATGGATGATAGTAACAACACACCAGATGTTATTGATAGAAACCAGATGGTAGGTCAGATTTTTATCCAACCAACTAGAACAGCTGAATTTATTTACTTAGATTTTAACATTCTACCAACTGGAGCTACTTTCCCATCATAAAAACCAAAGAATTAGATATTTATAATTGAAAATAAACAATAAAAAATGGCAGTATTAGATCCCAATGAAATATTTTTCACCGCGTTTGAACCTAAACAAGCTAACCGATTCATCCTTTATATGGATGGTATACCAAGCTTTATTATTAAAGGGGTAAGCGCTGTTTCATTAACACAAGGTGAAGTAGTATTAAATCACATTAACATCCTTAGAAAAGTTAAGGGTAAATCAGTATGGAATGATGTTACAATGACATTATTTGATCCTATCACACCATCAGGTGCTCAAGCAGTAATGGAATGGGTAAGATTAGGACATGAATCAGTTACTGGTAGAGATGGTTATTCTGATTTTTATAAAAAAGATTTAACTATTAATGTTTTAGGTCCTGTAGGTGATATTGTTTCAGAATGGATTTTAAAAGGTGCATTTATTAAAGAATCTACTTTTGGTGATTATAACTGGGATACAGAAAATGAAGCAAAACAGATTGAATGTACTCTAGGAATAGATTACGCTATATTAAATTTCTAATACAACAATAAATATTTTATTAAGGGGAG